AATTGAGAAAGTTTCTAAACAACTTGAAGACAAAATAGATACACCAATCATGGTATTTTTAGATTGTAACAAAGCTACAGGAAAAACTGATTTAAAGACAAAGAGATACGCTAGAGTAGAATCTATAGAGAGAAGAATGAAACTTATTTCAGAAGAAGCCAGAAGTTTGGTTCATTTCGTAGCATTCATGCCACATCTTAAAGATGAAGAAGATATGACTTCACTAATTTCATACTCAGAAGTAAAGGAAGGGTTTGAGAGTGGAAAGTAAGTATACTGATACTTTCTTTATATTACTTGACGCAAGGTGTAAAGATAAGAAAATACCAGATGATGATTTATAT